GTTACTTCTACTAACACTGCACGCGCTCGTGTTAATGCTGTTACTAGTACTTTGGTTCAGCGTATTCAGCTCCCTCATGTTGAATTAGATCTTAATTGTGATACTGAATGTACTTTGAAATATCCTTTCAATACTGCATTCGGTTTTTATCCTATGAGTTCTTTTACTTCTTCATCAAGTGCTTTTGCGTTTGGTTTGTTTAAGATTTACCCCTATTCTCCTTTAGTTGCAGGATCAGGCTCCAGTACGTGTGGTTATACTCTTTGGGCGTCTTTTGAAGATATTCAATTAATTAGTGCAGCTGTTCCTCAATCTGGTCGAGGATTTACACAAAGTATTCGTAGAAAGAATGAAACTGATCAAGAGCAGGTCTCATCAAATATGGGACCTATTTCTTCGGCTTTGATGAGAGTAAAAGGGGCTTCGGATGTATTTACACGAGTTCCCTTACTTTCAACTTATGCTTCTATGACTTCTTGGTATTCGGAAATTCTAGCCGGTGCTGCTTCAGCTTTTGGTTGGAGTAAACCTATTAATTTAGAACATTCTGGCAGAGTAACTCAAAATTATCTTCCCTATTCCTCTAATACTGATGGCCCTGATGAATCTTTTCCGCTTTCTTTTTCTTATAAGAATCAAGTCGGTAAAGCTCAGGGATTTTCCGGTACTGATGTGGATGAAATGGATTTTTCTTTTCTTTGTACTATTCCCGTTTTTAATTCTATTACCAATTGGATACCTGCAGATGTTTCTGGAACTGCAGTGTTAACTATACCCGTTAGACCTTTAGCTCTTTTAGTTACTCGCACTGTTACAGCAGTTACCCTTGCTGATATTGGTCCTTATCAATTGATAGCAAATATGTTTGAACAGTGGAGAGGTTCCATGGTGTATAAATTAAAATTTGTTAAGACGGAATTTCATTCTGGTAGATTGGCAGTTTCTTTTTCACCCGTTAATCAAGTTACAGGCTCTTCTGTTATTCCTACTGTAGCTCAAACTACATTCCTTCATCGTCAAATTATTGATATTAGAGAATGTAATGAGTTTACATTTGTAGTACCTTATATTTCCGTATCTCCTTATAAGCTTTCTACTGCCCATACTGGTACTCTTATGGTTCATGTTATTGATCCTTTGGTGGCTCCAGATACTGTACCACAATCTGTTGGAATTATTTTGGAACATTGTATGGGTTCAGATGCCGAGTTTGCGGTACCTAAGAAAAATAACATGCAATATGTTATGGGTATAGCACCTCAATCAGGTAATTTAGCTAATACTGAGTCAAACGTTTGTGCAAATTATCGTGGCAATATAGGTAATTCCATGGTTCCCCCAGATGAATGTTCTAATTCACTCTTTTGTGTTGGTGAACGTATATCCTCCTTTAGAACAATGCTAAAATTACCTAATCCCTTAGTATATCA